TCGAATAGTAGTATTCACAAACTTTGTAAACGAAACTGTTATAATCGAAGCGTTATGTATGGGAATGGATAGACATTGTTGTATATATGATGGAGCGCATAAAGATTTAAGTAATTGGGAAAAATATGACGATTGTGTTGCTATTGTAAACGTAGTAGCTGGAGGAGCAGGTCTTAATGATTTTGCTAAAACTAATATTGCCATATTTTTCTCACCACCAGAAAATCATATAGATTTTGAACAGGCAAAAGGTCGTATAGATAGAATTGGTCAAACAAAGCAACCTGTATATTATTATCTTCAAATTATGAATTCTGTTGAGCCAGCTATTTATAGAAACTTAAAAGAAGGTAAAGACTTCGACGACAGAATGTTTGAAGACTGGCTAGAAAAGGGGGAATAATTATGTCAAAAAAGAAAAAAGAAGAACCAGAAATATATCATACTCCTTTTGGTTCTACCACAATACCACCATATCCAGAAATAGATTTAAGTCCATATACAATTGAAACAACCACATTGGGTGATAGTCAAAGACGCTTTATAACTACAATCCACCCAGGAACTTCTAGGACTTATACAGGTTCTATTGGTGACGCTAGCATAATATATGATCCACCAACACATTGGAAATCCTATTCAACTACTTTAAATTCAACTACTTTAGATTATGAAGATTTTATGAAAAAAATTGGAAAAGAGGAGGAGGCAAAAGTGAAGGTAAATGTAGAACACTTCAAAGGAAAATACGTATGCTGTGTTAAAGATACACCTGATTTATTGCTAGAAAATATACTTATTACTTTGTCTGCTGTAAAAGGCAGGTTAATGATGGAAGTTGCACCTATTCATATAAAAGAATTTCAATGTAGTATGACCCCCGCAGTAAGGAAAAATATAATTCAAGCTAGTAAACGAGTTAGAATGTATGGAAAGAAAATGCCAATTATTGCTCGTTTTGATGAATACGGTAGACCGCTTCCTGAACAGATAGAAATAAATGATTCGCCAGGAGTTAATTTAAGAATTTTAGACCCAGCTGATTATGGAGAATTATATTTAGAAATGGTTGCTATTGAATTTCCTAATAATGAATATAACGTTACTAGAGATTGGACTCATACAGAAAGATTTATTGACGAGGACGTACCATTCTAATCTAAAAAATAAATTATAAAACAGACAACAAACATATTGACGATTTAGATTGATTGTGATATGATATGCACAAAGGAGAAATGAAGAATGGAAAAAATAATTGCACTTATTTTAATTTTAGTTGTTTGTGGTATATTATGGGCGTTTCCGCTATGGGCAGTTATTAATTTTGTATGCTGGGCATTCCATTTATCCTTTCATTTGAGCTACTTACAAGCATTTGCGTTATGTTTATTAGCAAGTGTAATAAGAAGTTTGTTATTCGAAAAGGAGGATAAATAATATGGAATTTGTATCACCAGTTAATCCAAAAAATATTTGGAAATTATGCTTTAGGGATAGAGACGAAATGAACAGAATATTTTATGAAAACAGACCAATCGACCAAGAGGCTAGACTACACGGAATAACAGAATATATTTCACAAACTATTTATATTGATAAAGATTTAGACGGCTTTCTTTTAGGAAAAGCGTTAAGACACGAACTTACACACGTTTACTTATGGGAAACAGGACAACAAGATAGAGTTTTGAATGAAGAAGAAACAGCTGATTTTATGAGTGTTGCTGGACCAGTTATATGTAAATGCGCTGACAATTTAATGCTTAGACTAAGAGAGGGGTTATATAAGAATGGGGAATTATAAACCACACAAAGAGAAAGCTATTGAAAATGAAATCAAAGAATATATAACAAGTCTGGGTGGGTTATGTTATAAAATTCACGGTGGAGACTTATATCAAGAAACAGGTATACCAGACTTATTATGTTGCTGGGGAGGATTGTTCTTCGGTATAGAAGTTAAAGACCCAGGAGGAAAACCCAGTGCAATTCAATTAGCACAGGGAGCGAGAATTAAAAAAGCCGGAGGGCATTTTATTATTGCAAAAAGTTTGCAAGACGTTAAGGATTACGTTGAAAGAGAGGGGTTAGTAGGACTATGAGTATGTATGATAAAAGTTATTGTGCTACAGAGTGTGAAGATTGTAGTTGTGAACGAAATATAAAGTTTAATAAACCAGAAACACGATATTATTCAATGACTACATTTGATGATAGTAACCCAGATAAAATGCACAAACGTTGCCCTTGGAGAATAAAGAAAGGAAGTTAATATGGAAGACAAATTGAAAGAATTAGAAAAAGAAAATCATAATATGAGAGAGCAACTTCAAAACTTTATACCTCGTAGACGTGTGCGTAGAGTTTATAAAATGTTGGGTAAAATTTTAGATGAAGATACTGACACTACTTTCTATGTAACTATGTTAAAGAATTTTATAAATAAAATAGAAAAAGAAGGAAAAGCTGAAGCCGGTCAAGAAATAAAAACAGCTATTGAACACCTGCTATCAGTTAGAGAAAGATAATGATTTATTTTACAAGCGACCTACATTTAGGTCATAAAAATATTATTGAATATGAAGATAGACCTTGGAAGACAGTGGAAGATATGACTATAGGTCTTATTAAAAATTGGAATGGGGTAGTTAGACCAAACGACGAAGTATATATTTTAGGAGATTTTGCGTTTCAAAATTCATATATGACACCGTTTTTAATAACAGATGTGTTAAGTCGACTAAACGGAAAAAAGCATTTGATTATTGGAAATCACGATACATATATAAATAAGCAAGCATTTAATCCTAGATACTTCGAGGAGATGGTTCACTATAAAGAGCTAAAGATAAACGGTAAATTTATAATTTTATCACATTATCCAATAGAAAGCTGGAATTGTAAAGAACACGGAAGTATTCACTTACACGGTCACACACACAAACCAGATAACCGACCTGATATAAATAGATATAACGTAGGGTGTATGTTATATGATTATAAACCCGTGACACTAGATTATTTATTGAAAGGAGGGTATCTAAAATGACACCGTTTGAAAGTAAACTGCTACATATTGAAGAAAAAAAGTTACTAGAAATGAAGACGTTAAATTCAACGCTTACTGATATGCACGAGACACTAAAAGCATTAAACACAAATCTTCGTGATACATTAGGTAGTGCTGAAACCGGTGACGCATTAGTGGCTATTGCAAGAATTCCAGAAGAAATTAACGCGTTGACAGATATTTTAGATAACGGGGAGGAATAATTATGGCTATGTTTCCAGTATTTATGATTGGTGTAATTATTGGTATTGCTCTATCTTATGCGTTTTATAAATACAAAGAAGACGTACCATCACAAGTAAAAATTCAAATGCAAGAAAGACAAATCAAATCACAAGAAAGTGATAACAAAATGCTTAATGATTTAGTTGACAGATTGTATAAGAAGATTGAAACACTCGAGACAGAATTAAAAGAACTTAAAAAATAATTGAATTTAATAGGAGGATTGAAATTATGAGTAGAAAACAAACAATGGCTCTAGTAATCGGAGTAGTAGTATTATTTATAGGAATGATTATATTTTTTGCAGGTACAACAATAGTACCAACAGGACACATAGGAGTTGTAACATTGTATCAAAATGTTCAAGATAAATATTTAGACGCAGGTTTTCATTGGATTAAACCATTCGTTGAAGACGTACACGACGTAGACATAAGAACACAAAAATATTCAAATACTGTTGAAGGAAGTGCAAAAGACCTTCAAATTGTAAATATAACAATGTCAATTAACTATCAAATTAAACCTGAAAAAGTAACAGAATTATACGCAAAAGTAGGAGAGCATTATAACGACGTAATATTAAACCCTGCATTACAATCTAGTCTTAAAGCTAGTATGGCTCAATTTACAGCAGAAGAAATGATAACAAAAAGAGCAGAAGTTGCTGCTAAAATAACAGAAGAATTAAACACAAGACTTGATGAATACTTTTTGATTAGTGCGGTAAACCTAGAAAATATAGACTTTACAGACGAATACAATAAAGCTATTGAAGCTAAAACTACAAATCAACAAAAAGCTGAGGCTGAAAAAGCTCAACTTGAAATTATAAAAGTTCAAAATGAACAAAAAATAAATACAGCAGAGGCAGAAGCAAAAGTAAGAGAGTTACAATCACAATCTGTAACTGACAAATCATTAGAGCAACTAAGATTAGAAATACAAAGAGAAATGATACAAAAATGGAACGGTCAATTCCCTACAACAATGCTTAGTGATGACCCTACTGTGCTATTCAATATGAATAAATAATAGATTAAGGAGAGGATATAATGGCTACTCGTAAAGTAGAAACAGAAAACAATGCGTATAACAAAATAGAGAATATTGTAATGAATAGAGTGTTTACACTAGAAAATGAAAACGCACAACTAAAAAATGAATTAGCTGTAGCCAAAGCAAAATTAGAAGTCTATGAACGATTAGCCAATATATCTGGGACTAAAACACAACTTGGTTTTGGTCCACCATTGGATAGAGAAGGAGGTATGTAATGACTATGACTACATTAGAAGGAAAAGATAAATCAATTAGTATAACATTTTCAAATGGCATAACTATATTAGGTAGCAATAAGTATCAACTTAACTTACCTACAGTTAGTTGTACGAAAATGGAAGACGCTGAATATATGCAAACTAGAATAAATGAATTTGTAAATAATCTTAGTCGTGAATTAGTGAAATAATATTACGAGGAGGTATTTATAATGAGAGTATGTACGGGTACAGGATATGATATAGACCACTGTAGAGTGGAAAAAATGGGGTGTCCTGGTTGTGACCATTATAGAGAAGGAGGATTAAAAAATGAGCAGAAAACTTGCAAGTGTGCAGACTGTCAAGGCGATAAAGCCGATAGAAGGTGCGGATAGAATAGAGATTGTTCAAATCTTAAACTGGGATTGTGTGGCTAGAAAAGGAGAATATCAAGTAGGAGATAAAGTTGTTTATTTTGAAATTGATAGTTTACTACCTGATATACCAGCATTTGAATTTTTAAAAGGTTCTTCTTGGTCACAAAAACTTAGTAAGTATAAAATCTCAACACATAAATTTAGAAACCAAATTTCACAAGGATTAGTTATACCGATTAGTCAAGCGGTTGAAATATATGACCAAATCAATCCTGATTATGCAGATACAACTTTACCAGAAGAAATGATGAACCCAGTAGAAGGTACAGATTTAACTGAATTGTTAAAAATTGAAAAATATGAACCACCAGTTTCAAACGGAGCATTAGGTGATATAATTCATCACGAATGGTATATACCAAAAACTGATGAGGAGAGAATTCAAGTTTGTGCAGCAGACGTTTTACCAGCGTATATGAATAGTGAACAAGATGATTGGTATAGCTCAATAAAACTTGACGGTACTTCTTGCACAGTTGGATTATTTGATGACGCATTTTTAATAGGTGGTAGAAATCAATTTTATAAAGATGAAAATATGTATACTACTACAGTTAATAAATATTTTGAAAATGGGGCTAAAGAGAAATTTGAAAATTATAAAGCTATAAATGGTATATATGTAGCATTCCAAGGAGAATTATGTGGACCCGGTATTCAAGGAAATAAATTAGGACTTAAAGAAAAAGAATGGTTTATATTTAATGCTTTTGTAAGTAAAACTGGTAAAAACGGAAGCTATGTAAAATGCGACTTGTTATATATGCTAAAATTATGCGAAGAATTCGGTCTAAAACACGTACCTCTAATTGACGCAGAAGATAAGTTTAAATTTGACCCTGAGGAAACAATAGATAACACAGTTGAAAAATTATTGAAATATGTTGATGATATAAAATATAGAAAATATTTTGAAGACGCTTCACCAAGTCAAATTGCAGAAGGTGTTGTATTTAGGACAGAAGATATGACCTATTCATTCAAAGTTGTGTCTAATAAATATTTATTGAAAGGTGGAGAATAGAATGATACTACGAGTTTATTTACACAGAACAAAAAAGCACGAGTTTGAGGTGGCTGACGCATTTGAAGTAAAAGTTGATTTAGAAAATCTACCTGACGATAAAAAAGAAGATTTAGATTATATAAATTTAGGTTTCAAAAACGACTGTCAAAAATTAGCTCGTACAAGAGAATGTGTGCAAAAATACGGAACCGCTTATATATCTTTTATGCGTCCTCAATTTGAAGGAGACGAAAAAGATAATGGTAATGATAAAGTTTATTTTGATAATAAAGAAATGTTATTTATGAAAAGAAAACCAAAACGTACCAGAAAAAAGAAAGCGGAGGAACCTGTTAATGAAGAAGAAAAGAAATAAAATAATAGGTGTTGATTTTGATGGGACACTGGCTACAATAGTGTCCCCTTATCCTAATATAGGAGAGCCTATTCAAGAAATTATAGATTATATACTTGAAGAACAAAGAAATGGTGCTTATTTAGTTTTAGTAACTATGCGCGAGGGAGTTGCATTAGAAGGAGCGCTTATGTGGTGTGAAGACCACGGAATTAAATTCAATGCAGTGAACGATAATTTACCCCATATGAAGGATTGGTTTGGCAATAATCCACGAAAGATTTTTTGTAATGAATATATAGACGATAATAACTTCGGAGGGATTGATTACGTATTAGAAAAATTACGAAAAAGAAAGGAAGAATAGTTATGAAATATTGTTTTGGTAGTGTTAGTTGGAGTGGTTATTTAGAAAGATATATAGATGTTTTTGTAGATAACTATATAAGATTATTCAAAGAATTGATAAGAGTAGGTGTAAATTACACAGATATAGCAGACCCTGTAATTGTATATGCTAATGATATTGAAGGATTTACAACAGAGGAGCAAGTACAGAAATTATTTGACGTAACAGGTAAAAAATTAGTTTTAGTGAGTGATAAACATAAATATAATCAAGATAATATAATGTATTCAACAAGAAATAGACTAAGAGAAAAAGTTAGAACTATGTATCCAGATGACCAAAAAGTATTCTGGTACTTTCCTATTGACGACGCAATAAAAGAGGAAGAAGCAGTGAATGAATTAGTGAAACTTAGTAAAGCAACAGAAAATACAGCGTGTATGTTTAAGTTTTACGTCAATCAAAATAATAATAATTTTACAGCTGGTACTACACCTATAACTTCATATAAAGATATTCACCCAGAAAATTGGGGAGGATATTGTGCGTACACCATATTAGACGAAGATAAATGTCCTTTATATCCAGAGATAGCAATTCCTAACGTAGCATTTTATATAGCACTATATGAAGCTGGATATAAACAATATGCAAGTAATAAAATATGTGTTGAACATTTAAGACACTTAGACAGTCATCACTTCAAAACAAAAAATACAACAATGTCGCAAACAGTTAAAGATTATTTATTAAAGAAAAGAGCTGAACTTGCGAAGAAAGAAGGAAAAGAATAATGACCGATTTTATTATGGTGTTAGGTGTAATAAGTGGTTCATATCTTATGTGGGAGTTATTCAATAAAGTTATATTTCCTAAAATGGTTTATCGTGGTATGAAAGAAATTGACCGTAACCCAAAATGGATTACTTCAAAGTTGCAATATTATGGTTTTGATGATATAGATATAGTATTGTGTGAAAGTAAGTGGGGAATGTTACCTCGATTTCGTGCTGGTAAAGATAATCGTTTAGAATTATGGATTGACAACGATACTTCAACAAGAGACGTAGACGACGTAGGACACTTAGCATTGTGTGTAAAAGTAAAAGCCAAATATGGACTATGGTTCCCAGACAAACCTACTTATTGGCTATCTATTTTATTATATATGTTAGACGGTGGAAATATAGAAATGAGAGAAAAAGAAAAACAAGAAACCTCTTGACTAATTCCGTAAAATATTATATAATTATATTATAGACTTTATCAAAAGAAAGGAAGAAGTAATTATGAAAGACTTATCCGAATATAGGGCGCTAAATAAAGCTCACCTATATAGGGAATTCAAAACTAAATATGGCTATCCAGAAATGCAAATAACTTCATATAGACGTGTGTTATATGGCGAGAGTACATACTTAGGTAAAGGACGCTCACCTTATATTGCAGATATGTTTAGGTTCTTTGGTAATAAACTTCACAAAGAGTTTATTGACGTGGCATACGACTTATTAGACTCAGAATTCTTTGGTAGAAAAAATACATTATTAGACGTAATTATGGCAGAGAAAAATATACCGAAAGAAAAAGTTAATGAAATATTAGGAGATAGAGCAGTAGCACTTGATAACATAAGACTATGTGATTTAAACGACGATAACAGAAAGATATATGAAGACGCGGTAAAGGAGGTATAAAATGAAGGCAAAAATAGAACCACAAGGAATAATCGAAGCATATGAAAATGGTCAATCCTTGAACGCGATAGCACGTGCCTTCGGTACATATCCAACAACCGTTAGACGTATCTTAGAAAGAAATGATATAGAACTGAGACACGACGCTATGGTCAAAGGGTCTCATACTGTATTAAACGACGGAGAAAAACTAATTGAATGGGCTAAAGCTCAAGGTCGATTAGTAACAAGAAAAGAATTAGCAAAAGTAGTAGGTAAGACAAGATTGTCACCAGGGTATTTTCAAAAATATCCAGAACTTGGACAATATGTAGCGTCTTATGAGCAGAAAGATATTAGAAAATATACAGAGCAATTATTTGCTTGGTTACAAGAAAATGATATTTCATACGCGCCAAACGACAGAAGTGCATTAGAAGGTATACCAGTACAAGCAAAATTATTAAATAAATACGACGGAATACTTATAACTATTGATATTAAATCTGTATCAATTAGTAATGCACGATATAAAGAAATGATACGTAGAAGATTAAAAAAAGCAAATGAAAAAGGATTGATTATGTTATTCTTAAAAGAAGAACATTTTGAGGATTTAGATTGTATTAAAGGCTTATTAGATAGTCTAAAATATTCAAAGGAGAGGTAGTCAATGGCTGGGCAAATGTTATATGTGAAGAAGGGGGAAAAGGACGTGGCAAAAGCGAGCGTAGTATTTAGCAAAGATAATGAATATTATACACCAAAATATGTAGTAGACTTTTTCTATCCAGACGGATTTGACTATGACCCAGCAACTTGTGAAGGTAAAGCAAAAGAATTCGCAGTACCTCATTATGATACAATAGAAACAGACGGTCTTGCACAAGACTGGACAAAATATGACCGTATCTGGATTAACCCTCCATTTACGGATAAACACAAGTTTTTAGCAAAGGCAGTTGAGACTTATAATAAGGCTCACAATACTATATATGTTTTATTTCCCATTGAATTTTTGACTACCGCTAGATTTCACGACTTACATTGTAAATGTGAATTATATGTACCTAAAGGTAGAATAAATTTTGAAAGTGGATTAGGTAAAACAGGAAAAAGTCCTGCCTTTGGTAGTGTAGTAATAAAGTTATCTGACAAAAATGTAATTCATTATATTGAATTAAAACCTGGCAATAGTGTAAACGATATAACGCCCGAAGATGTTACACTACCAAATACAGAGGACTTAGGAAGTATTATAAAAAAGAAAAAATCTTGGTATAGATAGGAGAAAAATATGTTAGCCTATACTTGTGAAAATTGTAAAAAAATAATTTTATGGGGAAGTGTTAATGAGTATAATCAACATTTTTGCGACGAAAAATGTTATGAGAAATATTGTAAAAAGAATGGTTATGAAGCTCACCCAGAAAAACTATATAAAATAAAAAGTGTTTTTAATTAAATACCGCGGGGGTGGTGCAACGGCAGCACGCTGGGCCCATAACCCAGAGACGAGGTTCGATTCCTACGCCCGCAACCAAAAAATTAGTAGGTAGGTAGTTAGAATGTGGAAAGAATGTAGTGTCTGTTCAAATTACGAAGTTTCAAAATATGGAGACGTTAGAAATAAACAGACTGGAAAAATATTAAAACAAAAACTTGATAAAAGTAATTGTCTAATGGTGAATTTATCCTTAGGAAAAAGAGGAAAAGCAAAATATTATATAGTAGCTCGTTTAGTTGCTATGGCTTTTGTGCCAAATCCTATGGGTTACACTTGGGTTAGACATATTGACGGTAATACTTTGAATAATGAAGCAAGTAATCTTGAATGGGTAAAAGAGCGTTGGTCAAGTCAAGCTCGTGGTGAACACTCTCATAATTCAAAACTTACAACGGCAGAAGTAGAATGGTGTAGAGAAGTTTATAAACCTAGAGATAAAGAATATGGTTTGACTTCACTTGCAAAACGTTTTAATGTTTCAAATTCAACAATGTCTTACGTACTAAATAATGTAACATATAAATAACATTCGGGAGTGGTGAAATGGTATCACATAGCGCTTTGACCGATATATTCCTAGTTCGAGTCTAGGCTCCCGAGCCAGCCCGAAAGGGCGTGTGAACATTTTATTTGGTGTTAATCACCAGACTTTGTTATATTCAACTCGAGCAGTTCGATTCTGCGACTACTATCTTAATTGACGTGGGGGAGTGGTGAAAATCCGCTATAGGAAAGATTGAATATAACATTGTATATGCCGACTTAGCTCAACTGGTAGAGCAATCGCCTTGTAAGCGATAGGTTAAGTGTTCAAGTCACTTAGTCGGCACCAGATAGCCGTGGCGCTGTCACCTAGTTGTGAGGGTCAGTCACAACAAATCAACTAGAGTAACAATAAGCCGTAATCTGTATGCACGAGATTATTGAAAGCCCTGATATGTGGTAACAAACTTTACCTAGAGCATACACGAGCAGTGGGTAAATACCGACAATCACTGCTGGGGAGGGTTAGTTGTTTCACCCCAGCCATTATATAAAAAGGAGAATTATTATGTATTTCATAACAACAATCGAAACTAAAAGAGGAGATGTTAAAGATACACGTTGTGTAGGTTACTATAAAACATTTGAAGAAGCCGAGCGAGCAGTAATGGAGAACGCGTGTGATATATGGGAAACTTGTTATGATTATGCAGTAATTGAAAACATAAAAGAAGGACTATATCAATATGACTTCCACCCAACTTGGTATAAATATCATAAATTAGCAAATGGATACGTAAAATGTGAACAACCGGATTTTGTAAATCCAAAAGGTGGAGTAGGTATGATAGGATACGCTATCGGTTAGGAGGAAAATATGAATAGAAAAGGTTGCGTCTTCTAGGGCTTTGTGCCTAAGGAGGCGATAAAATGAGTAGAAGTTATAAACACTTCCCAATTTCAAGAATGGTTTTATGGGGTAGGTCAATGAAAAAAGGAAAACAAGTGGCTAACCGTAAAATCAGAAGAAAACTAAAAGACCCTGATATTGAAGTCGGTAACGGTAGATATTATAAATCTTTGGGGTTAGATAGTTGGGAATTGTGGGAATTCAAATTTTTAGAAACAAAACAAGACGCAATAGACCGTTGGGAACAAGACCAAAAAGAATTAGCAAATGGAGTAAGACGGTTGGAGAACGCTACACGATTGGAGTTTAGAAGACGCAGTTAATGACTGGGCTAAATTCCATAAAAGAAAATAGGGGTTGGTTAGCCCCTTCATATGGCGCTAGGGACAGTCGGTTAAGTCACCAGGTTTTCATCCTGGGGTGTCCAGTTCGACTCTGGATAGCGCTACCAAAAAACGAAACGAGGTGCGAAATGGATTACAAAACACAAATAGAAAAATCAAAAGAATTATTAGAAAGAACAAAATCTGCTATTGAAGAAACAAAGGATAGAAAAGAAGAAACTCGTAAAATAATACAAACTTATAGAAATAAAGACGAAGAAGAAAGATAATATGCCGAGATGGGTGAGTGGTTTAAACCAACGCACTGCTAACGCGTCGACCTAGTAACGGGGTCCGCAGGTTCGAATCCTGCTCTCGGCGCCAATAAATTTTAGGAGGTTATTATGGTAGTATCAGGAGAAACAAAAAAAGAAAAATTAGTTATAGTTAATTGTGACTGCGGTTGTAATGAAGGTATTTATGTAACAAAATATAAAGAGGTAGGACTACCTAATGACTATTATATTACAATTACAACTTCAAAATTTTATAGTGAGCAAGATAAAATGTGGCAAAAATTTAAAAAGAGACTTAAAATGATATGGTATGCTATAAGAGGTAAAGAATATAGATTATGCGAAATTTGTATTACTGACGACGATATAGATGAGTTAATAAAAAAGTTAGAGGAAATAAAAAAATGAAATATAAAGAATTTGTAGATTGGTGTAATCAACGAGCTTGTGACGGCTGTTGGAGTATGAAAACAGCGATTTATTGTATCGGTGTTTGTGAAACTATAAACGCAGAGCATTTCTGGAAACGTGAAAAAATATGGAAAGAAAAATATGAAGAAGAAGTTGTTAGAGACATAGTTGAAGTGATAAACGAAAAACGTAGAGAAATGGGCTATTGTTAATATGGGTAAGCGCTAGAGTAGGAGAGCTAGGGCGGTCTGTAAAACCGTTGTCGAAAGGCTGAGGTGGTTCGATTCCACCCTTACCCACCATTAAAAACAACCACACAAGATAATTCCATTTAATATATAAATATGAGTTTGGTTGTTCTCATATTTGAATATGCCGTCTGTCCGGGTGGTGAGGGCGCTGCCTTGAAAGCAGTTGGTCGGAAACGACTTGCAGGTTCGAATCCTGTGGACGGCGCCATTGGAAGGAAAACCATTAAACCCTTGGAGAAGATTCACACTATTCCGCCTAAGTAAAAGTAGAGGGGCAAGTGTATTGCTTAGATTGCATATTTATCTATGCACGTCAGCTGGTCCCTAGTGACGTTAACAAAAGGGAGTTTAGCGTGGCTAGTAGCGAGACGTCACATTTCTGTTCTAGGGAATAGCCCCTGTGACGCACGAGGAATATGGTAGCTCCATATTGAAGATGGGCAGATGAGTGTTCTTCCACACAGACACTATCTTTGTTGGCTGGCGTCGTTATAACGGTCCCATACGGAGGCGCACAGCGTGACCTCTACGTCGCTTCAAGTGACGGGGTTGCAGGCGGAATAAACGATAAAACCGCCATACTCCTTATATAGAAAAGAGGTAAAATAATGATTGATTTAGTTATAAAATTTTTACTAATTGCTTTATTAGTATTACAAATTGTAGTATTGGTGCATATGTTAATGTGCCAAATTAAAAGAAACAAAGAAGATAAAAAATTTTGGGAGCAAATGGGTAGTGCTATTAAAGAGCAAGTTGACAGATACAACAATTTATATCCAGACGAACCATTAAAACTAGAGGAGGATAATACAAGTGAACAGGATAAATAAAACTCCTGGTGTTGTATATTCAGAAAAAGAGAAACTAAAGAATAACAACGAACTAATTTCACAATATGATAGACGAATTGTTGATATGCTTCATAAAATTGAATTTCTTGACGCAACACCAGCACAAGCCTATAAAATGTATATGAAATTGCAAGGATTTTTAAGAAAGAAACGTGACCTAAAAAGGTCAGGGAGTATTTATGTACCCCGTACCGAAACTGGGAATTATATCATAGGTGGTAGGGTAACAAAATTAAAAAAGGAGGACGACGATGGAAATAGACGAAGAAATAAAAAATGAAATTAACGGTTACGCTAGCCTCATTGTGTCTGCATTACTAGATGGAGGAAATTTATTTATGAATATTCAAATTGAAGAAGAATATTCACAATATGATATAATGTTTATGTATAAACCAAATAACTTCGGTAATCATCAAAGAGGTATAACAAGTAATGACTTACTGATAGGTGTCGTAGGGTTTGGTGCTTATGGATTTAGTATAAATATTCCAGATACTGACCCAGGATATTATAGAGAAAAACTAGGTATAAGTAGCAACTTTTTAGCGTTTTTATTTAATGAAGTTAGACGTAGATTAAATGAAATAAAATAATTTAGAAAAAAGTCAATAAAGGTATTGACTTTTTATTTTTTATAATATATAATACAAACATAAATAGAGAACAAGTAAGTCGTTTACAGGATTAAACGCAATAACAGAATAGTTAGTAATCTTTTACTGATATAAATAATCCTGTAGACCTTCAAAGAGGTCTATTTTTAATTTAATAGAAAGGAGGATACAGGATATGAAATTATGGATTTATGGTAAGGTAATGTCTGGTAAGACAACATTCGCAAGTCAATTTGAAAATGCGTATATTATCTCAACTGACGGTAACGCAGAATACACATTCGCTCCTGATAAAATATTAAGAGTTAGAAATTATAAAGAATTGAATGACGCTATTGCTAAACTAAAAACAATAAAGCCTGAATGGGTAATAGTAGACACAACTTCATACTTAATTGACTATTTAAGATTTTATTGGTGTGATAAGAATGGTGTTGAACACGAATCAGAAATAGCTTACAAAGGTTACACAATGCTTAGAAGTTTCTTATGGGAAAGTATATTCTCTATTGCAAATGCTTTTGATAATGTAATGTTTATTTCACACGAGCAAGAAATCATAGAGAAAAATAAATTCGGTAGAGAAATCTCTAAATTCCAACCAGTATTTGAAGAAAAACTAAGAGACCAAATGTCAGGACTTATGGGTATAATTGCTAGAACAGTTAAATCAATAAGTGAAGATGGTACAGCAAAATACGAATTACATATTTCAAATTCTGATGACGAGTTTGGTGGTTCGAGATTACCAATAAAGAAAACGGCAATCCCACTTACTAAAAAAGATTTTGACGAAAACTTTAAAAAATTATATGACGCAGAAAAAATCGTACGTGGTGAAAAAGACACAGTGGCTGATACAGCTAAACCAGCAGAAGCTGAAGAAAAACCTAAAAGACGTTCAGTTATAGGTTAATAAATATTTTTAAGGAGGAATGTAATTATGGCAAATAACGGAATAGATAAAGAAGATTTATCAGAATTAAATGCAATTTTCAAAGAAATGGGTGGTGTAGATAAAATAGAAGACTACACAAATAATTTTGAAAATCTTGCAGACGGAGAATATATAGGAGAAATCGAAAAGGTTGAAGCTAAAAATTCAAAAAATAGTGGTAAACCTATGATTAGTATTACAGTAGCAGTTGAAGGTGGAAAGAAAGAATTTAGACATCTAATGCTAGCTGGAGAAAATTTAGAAAAAACACGTTCAGCTATTGCTAGAACTGTATCTCAATTAAAGGAATTAGGTGTAGACGTTAGTAGCAATGATATTGCAGTTATAACTGATAACGCTTATTCATTAGTAGGAACTAAAGTTAATATGGAAATTAAAACAAATAATAACTTTAGAAATGTATGGTTAACTCTTGCTTAATATAAATTTGATACCGGTGTAAAAGCCGGTATCATTTTTCTTGGTCATAATATTCGTCTATAATTTTTTGTGTTTCTCTTTTTTCTTTTGCACGATTAAATCTTCCTTTTTCATCAATACTAAAGTCCATAGCTCTAACTTCAAACGGTAAGTCTAATTCGTCCACAAATACAACCGTACATTCGTCTATTTGTTTTTTATATTCTTGAAATATTGCATTCATATATCCTTGTGCTTGAGGACTTTGTTGATGAAACCACGAATGATTTTCTGCGGATAGTAATGCTCCATTTTCAACTGTAGCTTTTCCTCCGTCCTTTTTCATTCTTATATGATGGTATGTTAATTGTTTCATTCGTTTCTTTTGACCTTTGCTCGTATATCTTCTGGGTGTAGTATCTTTTCTTAAATGTAATTTTTCAATAAAACATTCCGCTCCATATCTTCTTATCAATTCTTGTTTCGCATTTTTATTACTACTCATTTTTAATTCCCCCATTTTATTTTTATTATTTAATGAGAAAGTGAACAGATTTAAACGGACCGTTTTAAGACGCAGAGATGAGTCTTAGAATGACTCAATCTAATTTCTGTTCACTTTTTGTTGTCGTAGCTTGTCATTTTTTGTCGAACCCTGTCAAAATTCTGACAAACAGTATAAAAAATAGGGGTAAAATAGCCATATGGTGTTATAACGCTCTAAAATGCCCATACAGCGATTTTACCCCTTAGGAGTATAACTTTATTATTCTAACATATAAAAACGATTTACGGCTATTCTGGCGCGTTGTCTAGGTTACATAATCATAAAATATGTAGGTAGAAATCATTTTTAAGATTTTTAATTTTAACTTTCCAAAATTGGACAATTTTCTGTTCACTTTTTAATAACTTTGTGCCAAAATATTTTGAATATCAATTTCTGTATTCAAACTACAAGTCCTGAAAATATAAATTGGGTTATCTTGCTGGTCACGGGTGAAGGAGGTGCATACCCCCATTGTCCCGTCTGCGTCAAATCCCATAAATCCTACGTCAACAAATCCTGAAATAGCAGTTAGTTGTGAAGCGTCTGTAATCGTCGTTGAATTACCTATAGTTCTTGATAATTTTGTTGTACTTATTGTACCTATATTATTAGCCATAAACATTACCTCCTCTATCTATTTTAGTTAATCTTACTATTGTGCTTATATTACTATTTATATTCACTATTACGTAGATATGTCCTATACTATCTGTTAATATAAATCCATTTTGAATAGTTCCTGAAATTACATTTATATTTGCATTATCAACTGTAGTGCTATCACTTAAACTTAATGTTGTGTAACCAATATCATTTCGTTCACTATCTGTTGAATATACAGCACGTAATGTCGTCGAACCTGCTACCGTTGTAACTGTTGTGGTTGGGTCGTATATATTTGTAATTGTATCTGTGTCTCCTTCCCAGTATTGGAATGTCATACCTGAAATTGTATCTGCTGTAATATTCACAGTTTCACCAGCTTCATAAAATCCAGAAGTTTCTCCTGTGTCGTCAATAGTAGCATTTGATAAACTTAATTTATATGAAGATATATAATTAGCTTTTAACCCTACTGCTGTAGCCGGCATTTTAATATAAATTGGATTATCATAAGTACCTGGTATAAGAGGATTAAACATACCTCCGTCCCATAATTCAATTTGAGTAATTGGTGTATAGTTTCCAGAAAGTACAGTCCATCTCGTAAATGTATATTTAACAGTAGATGTGTCTGTTTTTCCAAATCTAATGTCTACCTTTTTACCTTCATATACTGTAGCAGTTGTTTGGTCAAGACCGGTTAAACCGTCTTCTAATACAATTTGTACATCACCTTTTCTAACCGTACTACCTTGAAACGTTGTTGCGACTTTTGGCATTGTCAATGTCGTAGTATGTGGAAAATCTGGTGGATTTGTTCTACTTATAATATCGCTCAAATCTTCTTCAGACGAATAAGCATACGCTGACCAACCACCGAAATAATACTCGTTTGGATATTCTGTCATTCTAATTTCTACTTCGTCTCCAACATAATAATCGTGAGGTTCAGATGTCCAATGTTCAGTTATAGTTTCTTCTCCTGTATCTGGGTCAGTAGAAGAAGTTGTATATTTCATTTCTCCATATATACCCGACCTATGTAAAGTTACTTTTGGTCTAGCTCCTTCGTCGATATAATTTTCTGTAATTTCGATGTTTACAGAAGGTATTGTCATTTGAATTGGCGTTACTAATGCACTTGTACTAGCATAAGCCAAATCTCCAGTCCATTCGTAAAACTCTTTACCTTGGTCTGGGCTACTTGCATATACCGTTACTTGGTCTCCAATAGGTCTTGTATATTGAGTAGTTGAACCATCTTTTCTATGTACTGTAAGTGTACGTTGTTGAGTTGTGTCTGGTACAAAGAATGTGGCTTTAATCGTACAGTCACTTCTTAATTTTGAAAGTCTGGTTGTTTCAGCTAATGGGCTATAAATTTCAACATAATTTGTTGTAGTCTGTAATACACCATTTATATAGACTTCCCATTGTAAGAATTGATGACCATAAGGTACAGCACCTTGTTTAACTCTAATGTTGCTCAATGAATCACGTAAAATCGTTGCGCTATCTACCCAAGTGTCTCCATTTTGAAGTTCACCATCAACCATTGTTACTGTAAACCAAGGAATAGCTGAATAATTACACGTTATCGTACTATCACTTGTTCTTGCGTATACTCTGGTTGAAGATGAATTTGTGTTAGCGATTTCTGCGTCTCCAGAAGTCAATGACCAATGATTAAATTCATATGTATCTGGAGCTGTACCAGAGCTTACCGTTATGTAATCGCCCTGTCTTACGTTATAGGTATTGCTTCCTGAATTAGTTATTACTGTAATTTTTCTCATATTATAATTAGCTGTAACAGTACCGTTAGCTCTACCTAATTTAACTGTAGTATTAGCACTATATGAATTTCCAATACTGTAAATACTAGAAGTAGACCAATTTGAAAAATCTCCTAAACTTGTATCTGCTGAAATATTTACAGATTGTCTTTCTTTATAATCTCCTGAGCCTGTACCATTTACAACAGTCAAATGATATGTTTCTTTTTGTCTATATTCAACTGTAATAGTTGTATTTCCTGACACATAAAATCCATAACTTGTAGAAGTGCTTACTTGTGTTCCGTCTTTTAACCATCTTACAAATAAGTAATCTCCCACTTCTTCATTAGTCGAACTACTCCAATAATTTCCTGATAAAACTTGTGAAGTAGTAGTTTGTCCACCGTTGTTTCTGTTCACTAATGTTACTGTATAAGTTGGATAAAAGTCATATCTCGCTTCGATAGTTCTATCATTAGCTCCAGCGGTAATATCTAATGTTGTACTCGTGCTAATTCTTGTGTCGTTTTCATACCAACCATTAAATCTGTATTCTCCTACAGTTGAGTTAGTTGTAAATCTTTGCTTACGTCCTTGTACTAATTGATTTACAGAAGTTCCTCCCGCATTATTTTGATTAGTAACTGTTATAGTTCTTATTGGTGCATAATGTCCTGTAATAATAGCGTTTCCGTCACCAACAGTAAATGTATTTGTATGATTTCCTAATGCGTCAGTGCCAATACTACCTTGACCTTCTATTGTCCAATTCAAAATACCTTGTGAACTATCTGGTGGGGTAGGTACTAATGTATATGAATTTGTTTGTCTTAATCCACTGGCTTGCGCTACGTCACTATTATTAACTCTAATCAAACCGTCAATTACTTGCACTTCGTTATATGAATATACATATTCAAAATGTGCTGTAAAACTTAATGCGTTATCTGGCATTTTGAATGACCCATATGAGCTATGTATATCAGTTAAATAACTTGTATTACCTGACCAATATGAAAATTTGTAATGACTTGGTACTGTAGCAGAAATATGTACGTTTGTACCGTATTTATAGATACCTCCACCTGTACCACCGTTTACAGTTAAATAATGTCCTGTTGCGTCTCTATAGAATGCAGTTAATTCTACATCACAATCAGGCATTGTAAGTATTGATACAGAAGGGTCTTCTGAGTTTGTTACACCTACTATTTGACGTAATGCTTCTTCTGTTCCTTGCCATTCATAAAATTCCATTCCAAATGGTGCTACTGTTGCGATAATCATAACTTCCTCGCCTGCGAAGTATGTCGCGGTGCTTGGGCCACTACTTGCTGTAGGTGAACCACTTGTTGAAATATATCCGTTAGTAATTGTCAAAGTTCTTGGTATATGAGTTTCAAAATTAGCACTATAAGCAACGTTTCTATAAGGCATTACAAACGTAGCTTCTTGTGTTTCACTATCTGGTTGAAGTAATAGTAAATCCTGTGCTGTACCACTCCAATCTCTAAAAGATTGATATTGAGCATATTCACCATAAGGTACACCTTTTATTGTCACTACTTCATCTTCTGCGACTAATGCTGTACTAGCATTTATACGTTCAGTTGTACCGTCGTCCCTAACAACTTGTGTTATAATACCATTTGCTATTTCTACAGTCCAATAATCTAATGGTAATTTTGGTTGGTCGTGCATTAAATATAATGCAAATTCTAATTGGTTGGCTAGTACATAGTTAGGTTGTGTCGCACTCGCATATATGTTAGGTAATTGGTCAGAAATCGCAGGATTATTTTTGGATAAATCTACTAATTGTTTAATATTACTTACAATTCTGTCTATATCCGTTTTAGTAGGCACCATATTTTTTTGCCAATAATCATTTTCATAAACTTCAATATCTGGTGCTGTACGTACTATTTTTTGTTGTACCATCCATTCAGCACAATATGCAGTGTTTTTCTCTAGTCTGTTCAAGTCTGTATCATTCCAAGCGCCTTTAGGGTTTTCTTGGTCTGGGTCTATTTGGACGGCTTTTACACTTCCTAAAGTTCTATCATAAATTGGTTCTATCCATTCTCTAGTCAAGCGCAATCACCTCCATATCTCCTGACCACGTACCATCAAAAGTCCAGTGGTTTCTTAATATATAAACTGGCATTTCCGCAGTAAATTGTGTTTGAATTACTCCATAATCACCTGCGTTTACCAAAGGCTCTCCTCTACCTGTATAAGTATATTTGAATTTCTTTTTATACCATTCTAAATATTTACGTTTAATATATTCTGAAGTATTGTTCACTATTATATCATATTGCATAATTTGTGTGTTTAATACTAAACTATCACTTGTAACATTTCTTTCTTGTATAGTTTTTATTTCTATTGGGTATCCTATAATCTCAACTTTAACTTCTTCTCCACCTGAAAAACCTATCAATGAAATAAGCCCACGTTTACTATAAAGTCTGATAGTACCAAGTGATATAGCTTGCAAAACAGATTGTGAATTTTCGTCTGAAAGTCTTGCTCCTATTACATATGCGTCACTATAAGTTATTTCATTACTTACAGATGTGCAGGTAGCTGTAGTTATAACTTTACAATGACT